TACTTCAGCAGATTCATGTGTAGGGCTACCAGAGTCGCATACCCTATGGCATGGCTTTGTTTGAACACAAATCCTCGACTATCATCGCCGTCCCACACACTAGCAAACACCGTTTCCCAGGGCCGATTCTGCAAGTGTGCCTTGCCAGGACGGATGATTGATATGAATGCGGCCATCCTGGGTATGCTATCTGGACGCATGGTCTTTAAAAGTTCTGTGTAGTTGCCCACATGTACCAACTGTTTTGTCCATTCAGCATCGGTCCACAAGCGTGACCAATCAGGCTCCGTGGCCAGCATTTCTTCATAGTGTTCCGGACTTTTTATCAGCTGGTATACCGACATGTTTAGTAAATCAATTTTGAAGTAGCCCAACTGCTCAGCGGTTTCATAATCTATGGCCGCACAGGCATTCACAGGATCCCCAGGAATATCTGTGACATATACTCCGCTGTTGTGTCGACGAGCCTGACCTTGTGTGACCTGTCGTGCCGCCGTTGATGTGATCAACCTCAACAGTTGATCTCTATCGGCCAGATCTATATCTATATCTGCGCTCATTACCAGCCTGCCTTTGTTAACATTTCTTTTACGTATTCTTGATCGGCCACATAGTCTGAGAACTTTTTCATCCATACTTCACTGTCTATGTAGGGCCAGATCATGGCTATCTGTGTGGCATCTAGTTCGGCCAAGAACTTCTGTCCGCTCGCACAATTATACAAGATCCAAGCACTGATACGACCCGTGGTCACAGCACATACCATGGCATTGGTGTTGCCGTAGCGCAAGCAATCTTCGGCTGGATGTCCTGATTTTTCTGCCCAGTCTATGCCATGTTCCATGGCACGGGCCAATGCATCATTGACATTTTCCGCTCGCAGATATTCTGTGAGATATTCGGTGTACATGGTATCTCGGCCCCAGTGATCAATCTTCTTGTTGTTTTTCAGCAACCATTCTACAAATCTGGCTGGGTTGATGGCCCGGACAGCCACACAATACCTGCCAAACTTCACAAAGGCTCGATAGTAGGGACTGGTGGCAAAATCCTCAAAGGACTTTAACCGGGCACTGCCTTGTGTCATTTCATAAAACTTGAGATACGCATGCAAGCCCAGTTGCACTCCACGCTCATCTTGTTCCTGGAATCTACGCTTGGGCTCGCACATGTGTACAGCCAAGCTAGTTTCCTTGACAAAACTTTTCTTGCAGTACCTGCACTGGTGGGTCATTTTTTTGTGTCTTGCGCACTGAGACGTTGGTAGTCTGCGAGTTCTTTGGCCGTGGTGATCCGGGTCATAACATCTAGTTCATCATCTTTAAGATGCGGATAGATTTCAGCCAATTGTTTGCGAATACCCGTTGCACCGGCTTCTCGTTTCTTGGGTGCGATCCACACATGTCGTTGTGTGCCCAGTCCCGGACTCACCGTGGTAGCACACAACCATTGTAATCTAGGATGGCGGTTGATGTCAAAAAATCTTTTGTTCAGTCGTTGATTGGTGGCTATCACATAAAACTCCTGCAGTTCTCTTGATCCTTGCACGGCACTGCCCCAGCGTATCATGAGATAGTTACTAAACTTTCGGCGTTCTTCATCGGAGAGTTCGTCATAGAATTTGCGATTCTTACGATCAAACTGTGTCATCTCATTGGCTATGCTGAGTTTGTCCATTACCAGGCCCGATTGTAGTCCACAACTTCACAGTTTCTGCTGATGTCCTTGACAAAGTACACACAGTCGGGTTTGTGGCCTTCGACGATGGGTACACACAGCATCTGACCATTTTTTAGTTTGGGCGCATACCATGTGACTTCTTGATACACATCAATAATTTCTATGTCCAAGAAACTGGGCCTGAAACTGGTCAAGGGGTTGAACTGGAAGGCCTTGAACCCACGGTCATTGATGGCGGTTAAAGGAAGCACTTCTAGGTCGCCTAGATCAGGTTCTCCGATCAAGATCTGCCAGTCCACTGGCATCTTGACCACTGCGTCGCCTATGCGTAGCACCAAGGCCGGTGCTGTGAAACTTTCTAAAAAGATCAAGGGTATGTAGTGATAGTCCGGATCCTTGGGATCGCTGTTGTCAAATATGGCAAAGCGCATGTCATCTACTTCTTCCGGCAAGTGATCAAGTTCAAACAACTCGTTGTCTAGTGTTAGTATTCTCATGTTTATATAATAGAGTATTATGCCAACAAAGTCAAGCGGCTTAACTGGATTTTTATCAAACCTAAGATACTGTCTTCAATCTTTTTTGTGCTTGACTGATCAATACAGCTGCAATGGGCGGTATAAAGAAGCCCAACAATGCCGCTTCCATTTTCATGCCTGATTGATTTAGATACAATGTAATAGGAGCCAACACAATTACTGAGGCAAATATACCTGCGCTGGTCAACCATGTGGTTCGTACAGCCATGATTGTGATAATAAACAATGAAATTCTAATGGCGCCGTAGGTTAAAAAGATAAAAGCAAGATCCAAATTCAGTGTACTAAGTGCCCAGCCAACTATGGCAATGGCAACAATGCCCAGGCGACTTTTCCAAACACTTTGTTTTTCATCTTTGTTGAAGTCGTGTGCTAACATAGCGCCAAAAGCATTGCACTGTGAGTCCAAAGCATTACTAGCACAGTTCAAAACCACAAACGCAAACACAATGATTGCTGCAATACCAATATTGGTTTGCATCCACGCCAAGTGTGCTGTAGTTGCGTCCTTTAGTTCAATGCCAGCACCGTAGGCCATCATACCAATTGTCCCCAAACACAAAGGAACAATAGCAAAGAAGATACCACCTAGCATAAAGCTCCGGGCATTGGTACCTGTTTTTTGTTGACTAAAACTCTTTTGGTAATAACTTTGATTGCCTACAACACCAGCCAATGATGTCAGTGCCACAGCAACGGCATAGGTTGTCATTAGTTTGGGATCAAACAAATTTGTATAGTTGAGTTTGCCGTTGATGCCAGCAACCAGGTGATCGTAACCACCTGTGGCAAATGCAACTGCCAACAACAAAGCACAGAACGCCAACATAAACACCATTTGTAAACTGCCGGTAATTAGATTGGTTTTTAGTCCGCCTTTGAGAGCGTACATCACTGTGCCTAGAGCCACCAACCCAGTGATCAACGGAATGTAATCAACTTCCAAAATAGTCAACAACTTGTTCAATGCTGTAAATGTCAACACAATAAAACCAAGACTGATTAGACTCAGACCAAATTGATAAATTGTTGATACTTTACGACCGTAGGTATCTCTAATAAATCCGCTGATGGTATAACCTTCTGGAATGCGTTGATTGCAACTGTTACTGAGCCAGGCAAACACAAACATACTCAAAGTCTGCGGAATTAAGAACCAGAACAAGCCAGCCCAACCCATGTTGTAGCCAAAGCCAGCTGAGGCAAACAAGCTCATGCCCAGAACCCAGCTGGCGCCAGCAGCCAAACTTGACTCCCAGAATCCTGCGTCGCGATTGGCAACCAAGAAACCGGGTTTGGTTTGGTCGTACCCGCCGGTGAGACGGTAACTTAAAAATATAAAAAATGCGAAATAGGCAATGATAAAGCCTATGATAGCTGAGGTTGAAATCATTTGTTTTCCTTTCTATAGTTAATGATCATCCATGCCAGTTTTTCCTGTGTGAATGGATAGTTGGCTTCTCGATAAAACGTTTTTCTTTTAGTCAAGTGGCGTTTGGCAAACTTGCAGGTGCTGGTCACGTCCCAGATCTGCACATGGTCTTTGTCTTCGGCTTTGCGGATACCACGCCCTATGCTTTGAATTACCCGCACAAAGCTCTTGCCGGGTTCAATCAAGACCAGATTGAAAATCCTGGGTATGTTGATGCCCACAGCAGCCACACCATAAGTGGCCACGATAATCTTGCCCGTTGCTTCGGCCACTTCATCATATTCATCTTGTCGGTCCTTGGCCTTGGTTGCACCTGAAACAAATACTGCATTGTCTAGTTGATCTACTAGAGCCTGGCCAGCGGCAATACGGTCTACCAGCACAAGAGTGTTGCCTGTGGCATTGACTTGTCGTACCAGGTCAGCAATGGTTTTTAACCTGTCTGGCTCTTCTAATAGATATTTCAGCTCGCTTTGATAGTTGGCGAACTCGGCATGATCTTCCAGTTGCACAATATTTACATGGCACTGTGCCAACACACCTTGGCTTTGCAGTTCACTGGCACTGAGTCGGCTGATCACAGGACCCAGGCTGACCAACAAGGCCACACTTTCAAACTTTTCTTTGGGTATGGTTCCTGTGAGTCCCCAGCGTATGGGTATACGACTCATGACACCTGTGAGCAGGGTCTTTAATGCATCAGCCTTGGCCATGTGTACCTCATCCACGATCACACATACCACGTCCTCGATAAACTCGACAATTGTGCAATCATCTTCTGTGGTACCGTTCTTTGTGTTCTTCAACAACACATTCAGACTTTGCCAGGTGCAAATGGTATGCTGGCGGCCCCATTCTTTGCGGTCGCCAAAGTATACACCCACGTCCAGGCCCATGTTGATGTAGTCTCGTTCTGTCTGCGTGACCAGGCTCTTGTTGGGCACGATCACTATGCTACGACCATAGGCTGTGACAGCGTCGCTGAGTGCCGCAGTCATCACAGTCTTGCCTGCGCCTGTGGCCACTTCTTGTAGGCACTGTGGATTGGCCAAGAAGTTGTTAATGATCTCTACCTGATAGTCTCTCAGCTTCATGGCCTCGCCTTCAGCCGGATGTCCTTTGGGCCAGACTATGTGCTTGTAACTGTCTTCGTTAACTTGTGCAAATTCAAATGTGGTTGTGTAATCTCTTTGATCATCCAAGTTAATATCGTAGTTGAACTTTTCTAGTACGGGTATGATCTCAGGCAATAAGTTTATGTAGGTGCTGCCGCCCAGTTGGAAATAGCTGACCTTTCCGTCCCAACGCCCTAAGCGTACCGCTGGCAAGTATCTAGCGTAGGGCACATCATACTTGAATGCATTGACCAAGCTACGACGTGCATCCAGTTCAAGGCCCTCAATCTTGACATTGACTTCGTCCCGTATAATTATGGTTGCTGTTTTCATTTAGATTGACGATAAAAGTAATTGATTATCAGAAAGATTGCTGTTGTGATTCATGATTGTTCTAACCTGTGCCCAGGTGTTTTCAAAATCAATTAAATTTCCCAGAGGCCAAAAATTTACTGTTGGTTCCATGTCATGTGTTGCGCAGTATTCGAGATACTCAGATGAATGATTGATTTGGTAGCTTCTACTACGAAGATTTATTTCAAGACTAGATCCAATATCTTTCCAATTACTTAGTTCAAAATCATTGGCTTCACTAGTATTATCAAGAAACTTGTGCCAACTAGATTTACCCCAATCATTGTAGCGTATACGTACATGATAAAATCCATTTGGTGAATATCGATGATCAAAAATATTTTTTAATCTAATGTGTGGTTGTCCTGATAATTGATAAACAAATGAATTTTCAATCATGTGTGTCAGCTGATTTAATTCATGGAACTTATGAAAGAGCGATATGTCTTTGAAATAAAAAATCTGATCAAGTTTGGGTTCTTTTCTTACCAGACTTATCCAAGATGTATGTACTAAATTTAAATTTTTTTGATCAAGTAAATTTTGAGGTACTGGCAAAATATCAAACTTCAGTTGGTGTAAAAACAGATTCACCTCATTGAGATTTTTTGTTAATTTATCAGCCAACAAAGATACATCTGCTGGAGGTTTTTCAATAACAAAGCCCGTTGATTTTTGATCGAACTGCTGTAAAAACCAGATTGCAAAATCATTGTTGGCAGCCTGTATATCAAAAAAATCACCAGTGCGGCTCCAAGTTAATCTAATCTTTATTTTGCTCATAGTGTAGTATAACACATTTGCTAACAAGATGCAAAAAAACAGGCACCAAAGTGCCTGTTGTAAAATGGGCAGTGTTGCCACTGCCCAGGAGCTATCAATTAGGAGTTTTTCATGCAAGTGCTGGCGGCCAAGGCCCGCCAGTTGTCAGCACTGACCTTGGTCAAGTCTGCAATTTTTAGAGCCATACGCAGGCTCATTTCACGCAGTCGGTCCTTGTTCTCATCCATGAAGTTTAGGATTTCGTCGCCTTGTTCTGGTGTAAAATCATAGTCATTGAACAGTTGTCCTTGACGGAAGATCTGCTTGATGCGCAAGAAACGATCACGCATGGTGTTGAGTGTGAGATCCAAGAAGTGGCAACGACTCTGCAAGGCTTCCAAATGGTCTTGCAATTTCTTGCTACGGAGATTGCTGAACTGCAGGTTGGTGATGAAGATACAAGCACCTTTGAAGTCAAAGCAGTCAGGCACACCTTCTCTACGCAACATGGCCGAGTCCGAGTTCCAATAGATCCTGCGTTTCTTGCCAGAATCCAGGGCGGCCTTGAGAATGTTCAAGCTCAAGTCATCTTGGAACACCGAATCACAGTCGTCAAACACCAGAACATTGTTGGGATCCGAGTGTTTGTACAAGGTGCAGTACAGACCGATGGGAGTCATGGCACCTTTGATCACTTCATACTTGATCTTGCGACCACTCAGCTTGTCAAACAGGCCCGACTTCTCCAGTTGTTTTTCTACACCGTAGCTCTTGCCAACTCCAGGAGGTCCCACTACGATCATGGCACGCACATCACCTGCGATAGTGGCCTTGGTCATCTGATCCAGGATGTCAAATCGTTGTTCAATACGATCCATGACTTCGTCATCAGTTTCTACAGGCACTTTGGCAACCGGAGTCATCATTTCACCAACTACTGCTGATTCGCCTACAAATTCTACGTCTTCAATCGTGTTTACATTGATACGAACTACTTCAGGTAAGTCTGGGCCAAAAAAGCCATCTGATTTTACAGTCACATAGCCTCCTTTGGCACCTGTTTGAAAACCTTTAACCAAATTAAAGATCATGTTGTTTACTTGTTGATTACGGTATGTTCCGTTTATAATTTTTACTGTACTCAAGGTTAGCTCCTTTTTAGTAACTATACAACTATTATGCAATATTGGCAATTTCTGGTCAACCGGTTTACTTACGGTAAATTTCACGGGCTATATCAGCACCGTTTTTGTACCCTTGGTAACGACCTAGACAGTAGCCCATGAATGCGCCGTATGCTAATGCTATCAAAATTAAGATTGTGTTTGATTCCATTGTAAACTCCGTTATTAATTGTTATACTACTATTATAGCAAAATGGGAATTGCTGGTCAACCAAATAATAACCCGCCAAATCTGCGGGTTATTTCCAGTGAGATAGCACTGTGTGGTCTATGATTTTATCAGGCTTGGGCGAGCCGTGGAAAACCAACACACTGGCTGATTCAGGAATCTGGGTACCTGTGCCCGGTGTGCGTCCACGCCTGCGCCGGAAATCGTAGCCGCCATCCTGGCATTGCCAACGCCAGCTGACCACAGAATCAGAGTCCAGGAATCTGCGCTGATTTTGTGCGATCACAGCGCCAATGTAGTCCTGATCTCCATGATATTTCCGCATGACCGTGACAAGATCTTGTGTGCAGAAAGACTGCCAGATCTGTTGATACTGCCGGGTGTCCCACCACATGATGCTGCTGTTGATGCCGGTGTGTGTGGGGCGCCACAGATACTTGAAATCACGCACAGCCCAGAAATACTGTAGAGGTTGTTGCCAGATCCAGTCAATGTTGCTCACTACCACAGTGTCTAGGTCAAAATACAGCAAGGGCCCAGCATGATGTTGGGTATTGAACATCTGCATCTTGTACCACCAGGCCCTGCGAGCACGGGTTATGTGCCAGGGCTCCAGATCATGACGTATCATGTGCTCTGGAACGGGTCTGTCAGCTTCGGTGTATACATGGAATCTGATGGTTGGAGTTATGTGGCGGCGTAACATATTGTAAAGTCTCTCCACATATCCCCAGCTATACGCATCTCCGTGTATTACACAGGCGCAATCTATAATATCTGCACTGGTAAGAACAGGCACAGGCAGTGATGACTGAATGTTGTCGGTTGGCACCTGGGCCAAGCCAGCTTGTTGCGCGGCCAGTTTTTGTCGGCGTTTTTCTAACTTATCCAAGCTGTGCATCCAGTCTGCGCAACCATAGTCCTTGTTGAATTTCTTGAACAGTGTATTCGGTGTGGCAGATTTCCACCAACCACTGATCTCGATCTCGGTCATAGGGTCGATCTATGTCTGCATGGGCAATGCTGACCGGATGTGCCAGGCTGGTGCTATCTACTATGGGTCTAGTGCCTGCCAGTGCGGCCTGTATGCCAGGACCTGAGTTGTGATTGATGATGGCATGGCAATCAAAGGCCAAGTTGTAGCTGTCATAG